CCGGTGACCGGCGCCCGGTCCTCGTGACCGGCTACAACGCCCACCCCACCACCGTGCCCGGCGTGTACCGCGCCGCCGCCCGCCTGCTCGTGAAGAACGGACACCACCAGGGCGACTACCTGCCCGACCCGTTCGACCGGGTGTCGAAGACCCCGCACGCTTCCCGCCCGCTGTCGATCGGCTTCGCACTGCGGTGCGTGGTGGCGGGCAACCCGCACCAGGAGTCGACGCTCGCGGAGGCCGCGATCCGGATCCTTGCGGAGCGGCTGGTCGTGAACGACGAGCTCGGCCCGTACTGGAAGGACTTCGGCTCGGTCGAGTCGCACGTCTCGGCTTGGGGTGACGTCGAGGGGCGGACCGTTGAGAGCGTCGTTGCGGTGCTGGAGGCGGCGGCCGACGCGACGGACGGCCTGACCGCGGCTGATCTGCTGGCGGTGACGGATCTGATCGACCCGACGGGCGGGGCGTGGCGCCGGGCTGAGGGGCATTGGCGGCGCGGTGACCCGCTGTACGTGCTGGATGGTGTGGACGCGGGGTCGTGTGCGGATCTGGTGATGTCCACGGAGCGTGAGTTGTCGGTTCTGTTCGGCGGCCCGCTGGCGCACCGTTCGGTCGCGGCGTGATGCCGGCCCGGGAGTTGAACTCCCTCGCTGACGTGATCCTTGCCGCGATGCGGGCTGGTCGGCAGACGGCGATGGGTATCGCGGTTGCTCTGTCGGATGCGGGTCGTGTGGTGTCTGAGGGTGGGGCGGCTGAGTTGTCCCGGTTGCAGGCGCTGGTGAACGCGCAGCCCGCTGACCTGTCGGTGCCGCAGCTTGAGGCTCTGATCGATGCGGGGAACGGGGCGCTGGCGGACTACTACCACGAGCGAGCGTGTGCCTGCTCGGACTACCCGGCGGGGTGCGCGACGAACCCGGGGTATGCCCGCGCGGCGGGTTTCTGGGACACGGACGCGTTCGCGGTTGGTGCGCCTGCGGTCATCGGTCTGTGGGAGGTGCTGCGCGCTGCGGACACCGTGGGCGAGGTGGCCGTGCTGAATGCGGCGCTCGCGGAGTCCCGGGAGCGGGCTGCGGAGGCGGCTGGCCGGGTGTCTGCGCTGCGGGCCCGGAACGCGGAGCTTGAGGCGCAGGTCCTGGCGTCGAGTGCTGCGGCTGAGCAGCGGCACCAGTTGTACGACCCGGCGGAGCCGCCGTTGGCCTGCCTCGTGACCGGTGACCTGTGCGCGGTTGTGATCGCGGACGCGCTGGCCGACGCGCTGGACGCCCCGCAGGCGGTGACCGGGTGATCGCCGAGTTCTACGGGTGCCTGCTCTACGCCGGGCCCACCGTCCTCGTCGGGCTGATCGCTTCGGATCTGTCGGACCGCCGCTTCCACCGCGCTGATGCTGCCGCGCACACGCCCCGCCCCACCGTCCGCCCCCGCAAGACCGGAGCCCCGTCATGAGCACAGGACCCGAGCACTACCGCGAGGCGGAGATCCTGATCGCCTTCGCGTTCGAGAGCAAGGACACCACCTTCGAGGGCCACAACCCGGAGGCGGACCGGTGCATCGCGGCGGCGCAGGTCCACGCAACGCTCGCGCTGGCCGCCGCCACCGTCGGGCGGCTCGCCGATCGGTACATCGGCGACGGCGACCACATCAACACGTGGCTCGGCGCGGTGAAGCAGACGCCGCCCGCTGACATCGCTGAGCCCGAGCCGACGCCCGGGACCCGCAAGGCCCAGCCGAACGCCGTCGAGGGTGGTGCCGTCAATGCGTGACCTCAGCCTGACGATCACCCGCAACGCGGACGGCCTCGGCGCCACCCTCAGGGCAGACCTGATCCGCCGCGACACCCTCGTGCAGCTCGCCCGCGCCCTGCGCAGCGACAACTGGAACCACGTACAGAACGTCCTCGACAACCTGATCGACGTCGTGGACGGGCCCCGGGATTCCGAGGGCGCGGAGGTCGACGCCCTGGTCGCGGAGATCGAGGCGGAGGCGGGCATGGAGTCCGCGTCCGTGGACCTGTCGGCCACCGCCCTGCAGCAGTTGGCGCGGGAGTCCGCTGACGCGGTCAACGGGCTGATCCCGCTGCTCCGCCCGGTCGGTGTGCTGCCGTCGCAGCGGAACCAGGGTGCGGCATGAGGGCCCGCGAGGAGTTGTACGCCGCACTGATGAGCGGCGGCCCCCACAGCCCGGACCGCTCCGAGCAGGCGTCCGCCCGCATCGACGCCTACCGCGACACGGTACTGAACGGCACCGAGGTCAACCCGTCGCCGCTGGTCATGGACGCGAAGGCGTACCGGTGGCTGGCAGCCGAGATCGGCAAGACCATGGCCGACCCGAACCGGTGGGACGGTGACGAGTCCGAGCAGGAGATCCTCGCCCGGTATGTCCGCTGGCTCACCGCCGAGCGTGACCAGGTCCGCGCCGAGGTGCTCATCGAGGCGGCTGACAAGGCCGACGAGATCTCCTACGCGATGCGTGACGGTGGAGACGACTGGTCCTCACGTGCCGGGTGGGCGGTCGCAGTTGCGGCTGTCCAACTGCGCCGCATGGCCACCGCCGGGAAGGCCAGCCCTGCCGGGCCGACGGCCACCCAGCCCGCCGCCGACGCCTGCGCCCGCTGTGGCCGCCCCTTCGACCCGAGAGACCTCAGCTTCGACGGTCACGCCCGCCAGGGCAGCACGCCGTTCTGCCGCCGCTGCGTCGACCGGTGCCACGAGTCCGAGGACGCCGGGCACGCCTGCCCCGTGTGCCGCCAGGGTGGCGAGGCCCGATGACCGCCGCCCCCTGCACATGCGACCAGCCCGGCGCCGACCCGTACGCCTGCGAGGCCGAACCCGAGGACTGCGCGGCCTACTACTCCGAGCTCAACCCGCACCTCGGCGCCCGGTCTGTAAACGAGCGCAGCGCCGAGGTCTCCCGCGTCTGCCCCGTCTGCAACTGGCGCACCTCCGTCTGGCACGTCGACGACGGGTCCGCGGAGGAAGAGCTGCACGGCCACGTGAAGCGCGTCCACGACGGCAGCTACGAGAAGGCGAGCACCGCATGACCGACATCTCCCACGCCCGCCCCGCAGTCCGGGACCTGACCAAGCTCCTCCGCACCCGCCGCACCTACGGTCGCCCCTGCTACATCAAGCGCAACACCCGGCACGCCGCGCTCATCGTGCCGCACCTGCGCGACGGAGTGACCGGCCCGTACTCGTGGCTGCGGACCTTTCACCGCGCGACCATCGACGACGCACTCCAGCAGGGCTTCGTGATCCTCGGCGGGCTCGGCCCGGTCCCGGAGCACGACGCCGCGTTGGGCGCCTGGTACGGGGACATGGGACACCAGGGGCGCACCATCGCCCTGCCGCTGCGAGGCGGTGCCCGATGACCGACACCGTGCAGGCCGGGGCACCAGCCCCGGCCGCCGGCCGCCGCCGCAAGGCCGCCGCCCCCGCACCCACCGGCACCGACCGCATCCCCCAACCCTCCGCCGGCTGGTACCGCATCCCCGGCACCGACACCAAACTCCGCCGCGTCACCACCATCCTCGGCCAAGGCTTCCCCAAGCCACAGCTCGTGTTCTGGGCAGCGAACATCACCGCCGCCGCCGCGTTCGAGACCCTCCCCACCCTTGTAAGCGCCTCGCTGTGGCCCGCCGAACGGGAAGCCGCCTACGACTGGCTCCGCAAGGGTCACATCCGGAAGAAGGAAGAGCGCGGCGACATCGGCCGCGCCGTCCACGACCTCGTCGAGGCCCACGTGCTGGGCACCCCGGTGCCGGAGGAGCTCCTCAACGACGAGGAGATGGCCCCGTTCCTGGAGAACTTCCTCCGCTTCGTCAAGGAGTGGCAGATCACCTTCGAGGCATCGGAGATGACCGTCGGGAACCTGACCGACGGGTGGGCGGGGAAGCTCGACTACCTCTTCCGATCCCCGCTCATCGCCCGCCTGCTCAAGGTCGCCGCGGACACGCTGTTCATCGGCGACACGAAGACCGGCGGGGAGCTCGACGAGAAGGGCGTGTACCCGGAGGCCGGCGCGCAGATGGCTGCGTACCGGCGGGCTGAGGTGGCGTGGCTGCGGGACGGATCGCAGATCAAGATGCCCGCCATCCACCCGGTGGGGATCGTGCTTCACCTGCGGCCGGAGGGATACCGGCCGATGCCGCTGCTGTGCGGTGACGACGTGTACGAGGTGTTCCTCCACGTCAAGCAGGTCGCCGAGTTCCAGCGGGTGCTGTCCAAAACCATCGTCGGCGAGGCCCTGAGCCTGCCCGCCACCACCGAGGAGAGGGCCGCCTGATGCCCATCATCGATCTTCAAATGCGGATGCGGCAGCTCGGAGAAATCCGCATCGGCCACGCCGTGAAGACCGGCCGGACCAGCGAGAAGACCGGCAAGGAGATCCTCCGCCCGGCCAAGCTGAACGCCTTCCGCTTCACCAGTTCCTCCCGCGAGATCCTCACCAGCGTCGCCACCCTGTACGGCGGCGAAGTCCAGCCGTGGACGCCCGCCAACGGCGGCCCCACCGAGTTCGAGGTGTACTCCAAGGCCGCCCGACTGCCGGTCCTCATCCCCCCGCGCGACGCGGTGTCCCAGTGGTACGAGCACTACTCCGGTTCCAAGTGCGTGCGCCGCTGCGACGGACAGACCGAGCACAAGAGCGACAAGCCGTGCATGTGCAACCCGGAGAAGCGCACCTGCAAGATGACGACCCGCGTCAACATCATGCTGCGCGACGTCCCGGCCCTCGGGCAGTGGCTGCTGATCTCCAAGGGCTACTACGCCGGCGTGACCCTGCCGCCCGCGGCTGAACTCCTGGCGCAGGTCGGCGGTTACGTCGCCGGCTGGCTCGGCATGGAAGAGAAGCTCGTCGTGCTTGACGAGGGCCCAGCCCGCTTCATGATTCCTACGCTCGATGTTGAGATCACGCCCGCCGAGTTGATGGCCGGGAAGATCACCGGCGCCCCGGCGGTCACGAAGGGCGAGGAGCGGGCTGCGATCACCGCGGGCACCGCAACCGCGGCGCCGGCGGCCGGGCCGCGGCGGGACTACCTCGTGGAGGCGAAGCAGGCCGCGACGCAGGCGGAAGTACTCGCCCTGTTCACGGCCGCGAAGAACGAGGGCGCGCCGCTGGCCTACCAGGAGCAGCTCAAAGCCATCGGCCTCACCAAGCCGGCCGCCCCCGAACAGGCTGGGCCGATCGAGAACCACCCCGAACAGCCGGACGCCACTGGGCGCGACGAGGTCCACGAAGCGGAGATCGTCGAAGAGGACGACATCACCGACGCCTGGTTCCAGGTCGTAGCCGCCGCCGGCGCACGCGGCTGGTCAGGCCCGGACGTCGAGCAGAAGTTCGCCGCCGCCCATGGCGGGCTGATGCCGGCCACCTCCAGCCCCGCACAGCTCCGTGCCTTCGCCGTGAAGATCAAGGCCGGTGAGGTCCAGTGAGCTGGCACCTGGAACCCATGCTGAGCGTGGACACCGAGACGACCGGCGTGGACGTCGAGGCCGCCCGCGTCGTGTCGGCCGCCGCGATCCTCGTCAACTCCGGCGGGGCGAAGGCCCGCACGTGGCTCGCCGACCCGGGCGTCGAGATCCCCGAGGGCGCGACCGCAGTGCACGGCATCACCACCGAGCACGCCCGCGCGGAGGGCGCCCCAGCGGCGGCCGTCGTCGAGGAGATCGTCACCGCTCTCGCCGAGGCCGTCACCGCAGGCATCCCGCTCGTCGGCCACAACGTGGTCTACGACCTCACGATCATCGACCGGGAGGCCCGCCGCCACCTCGGCACCGGACTCCTCGACGTGTTCGGGCAGCACGCACAGCTCGCCGTCATCGACACGATGGTCCTCGACCGGTACACCGCCCCGTTCCGGCGCCGCGTGTCCGAGACACAGGGCCCGTACCAACTGCGGACCACCGCCGAGACGTACGGGTTCGAGTGGGACGACGAGGCCGCGCACGGCGCCAAGTACGACGCGCTGATGGCCGCCCGCATCGCCTGGAAGATCGGCGCGATCGCCGCGGCGCCGCGCGCCAGCCGGCCGGAGTGGGTCCAGAAGCTGCGCACCAACCGGTTCGGCGCGCTGTCCGGGATGACCGTGATGGAGCTGCACCAGTCGCAGATCTTGTGGGCGGCGGAGGACGCGGCCGGGTTCCAGCAGTGGCTGAGGACGAAGGCCCCGGACGGCAAGCGTGACCCGGCCGCCGTCATCGACGGGACGTGGCCGCTGCGCCCGCTCCCGGTCCCCGCCGAGGAGGCGACCGTCTGATGGACACCCGCCGTGAACTCCGCCGCCAGCTCGTCGTGGCCGTGGCCCGCACCGTCAAGGCCGAAGAGAAGCAGACCGAAGCGGAAGCCGCCCGTGACACCGCCCTCGGCAACGAACAGCGCATGGCCGGGCAGCTCTCCGAGGTCCGCGAGGAACTGGCCGCACTCCGCAAGACCGGCACGGACACCGACGCGTGGGCTGAGGAGCGGCAGGATCTCCGCCGCCGCCTGCTCCTCGCCAACACCGCGCGGGAGCGGCTCACCCGGCAGCTGGAGCAGCTGCAGGCCGCGAATGAGGCGCTGAACGAGGTCGCCCGTGCCCGCACCGAGCACGACGAGGAGGCGATGACCGCGTGATGCCGCACCTCAGCACCGTGCAGTCCGGGCTCGCGCTCGCGTCGTTGGGTGGCGGCGCGGTGTTCCTCGTCGTCGCTTCGGTCCTCACCGGCCGGCACCACCGCCCCGCCCCGGCCGGACCCGTCACACCGCCGGCCGACGACCTGGTGTGGCTGGCCTGCCACAACATCGCGTGCGCCGCCCACATGGCGACACCCCACACCCCCGACGACCAGGGCACCGCGAAGTGCACCCGGTGCGGGCAGATCCGATCGGACCACCAGTGACCGACCTGACCGCGGAACAAACCGCCGAGCTGGTGCCGCTCGCCCGCTCCATCGCCGACACCATCCGCACCACCCGCGTCGCATGGGGCGACGTCGACGGGCTCGCGTCCGCCATCGCCGTGGCGGTGGCCGTGTATATGGGCCCGCTGGTCGGTCCCGTGCCCGCCGAGATGACCGCGCTCCGCGAGCAGGTCGAGCAGGCCCGCCGCGTCGCGGTCGCCTTGGAGCAGGAGAACGCCGAGGCGCTCCGGCTGCTGGAGACCGGCCGGCCGGACAAGGCCCACGCACTCCTGGCAGGTGAACTGTGACCGCCGTCAGCGACCTCTTCGCACCCGTCGCCGGCTTCCCCCTCGCGGGCAGCGTCCGGCCCCTCACGGTCACGCTCCCCGCCGGCCTGGAGCTGATCAACTCCAACCAGCGGCCCCACCACTACAAGAAGGCCAAGCTCACCGCAGCCATCCGGGGCGCCGCGATGGAGGCCGTCACCGAGGACCCGATGTGGCGGGCGCTGCTCACCGCGGCGAACCCCGGCCCCGTCTTCCAACGGGTGCACATCATCGGTGTCTTCCACCCCCGCACCCGCCGCCGGGCCGACCCCGCGAACTGGTACCCGTCGTTCAAAGCTGCGGTCGACGGGCTCGTCGACGCCGGGCTCCTCGACGACGACGACCACACCCGGCTCATCGGGCCGGACATGCGGATCGGCGACGTCGTCAAGGGCGGGCAGATCGTCCTCCACATCCGCGAACTCCCGGCGGTAGCCCGGTGACCGCCGCCCGGCAGGAGATCCGCGCCGCCCTGCGCATCGACTGCGGCGACGGGCGAGAGACAGGCCCCGGCACCTTCACCTACCGCCGACCGCCGCGCGCGAAGTACGAGTGCCTGCGCTGCCGGACCGAGGAAGGCCCCGTCACCGGTGCTGCCGCGGTCAAGGACTTCGTCGCCACCATCCGCGCCCGCCACGCCGCCACCTGCACCGCGCGCCAGACCGAAAGGAAAGCCGCATGACCAGCACCGCACCCCAGCCGCTGACGCCCGAGGTCGTCTCCGCGATCCTCCGCAACCCCGACGACCCGCGCTACCCCAGCCAGATCACCGTGTTCTGCGACCACTGCGGGACCAAGGCGACCAACGAATACATGGTCGACGAGCAGATGACCCGTGACGAGCGTCTCGGTGTGGCCCGCGCGCACCTCGTCGCCAACAAGGGCTGGGAGTCCACGCCCGACGGCGGCGACTTCTGCCCGGAGCACGCCGGGGGCGACACCGCAGAGCAGCCCGCGCCCTCGGCCTGAACGCCACCCGACCAACCAACCACCGCACCACCCACCCCGAAAGGCACACCGTGACCGACAGCACCACCGACCAGACCACCGAACGCGCCGACCTCGCCGCGTTCCTCGCCGGCCACCTCGGCGGCCGCACCGCCGAACTCCTCTCCGCCGAGTTCCACGAGCTCCTCGACGCCGTCAAGGTCCACGGCAAGAAGGGCCAGCTCGTCATCACCCTCGTCGTCGACCCGCCCGCCAACGGCGTCGACTCCGCCCCGCTGCCCATCGGCGTCGAGTCCGCCCTCAAGGCCCCCAAGCCCTCCGCCACGAAGTCCCTGTACTTCCTCGACAACGACGGCAACCCCGTCCGCGACGACCCCCGACAGACCGCCCTCGACATCAACTTCCGCACCGCCCCCGCCACCACCGAGTTCAAGGACGCCCGCTGATGAGCACCCCCACCGACCTCAAGGTCGTCATCGACACCGCCGTGCGCACCGTCGCACCCGCGGTCCTCGACCCCGGCAAGGTCTACGCCTTCAACACCCCCAACGGGGTCCAGAAGATCGATCTCACCGGCGACGACTACAAGGACAACCCCAGCCGCAAGACCGGCACCGTCAACGTCCGCGACTCCGCGTCCTTCATCGCCTACTGGGACAAGCACTCCAGTGGCGCGAGCGAGGTCTACGCCGACGCCGACGCCCTGTCGATCACCGCAGTCCTCGACGCCCACAGCGAGACCGAGCCGGCGTGGGGAAGCCACCGCCTGCACCTGCAACTGCGCGCCACCGAGTCGTGGAAGCAGTGGATGGCCAAGGACGGCAAGCTCCAGTCCCAGGAGGACTTCGCGGAGTTCCTGGAGGACCACCTCGCCGAACTCAAGGACCCCGACGCCGCGACGATGCTGGAGATCGCGCAGTCCATGCAGGCCGCCACGAAGGTCGAGTTCCAGTCCGGGATCCGCCTCGCCGACGGGCAGCGGCAGTTCAAGTTCACCGAGGACACCACCGCCAAGGCGGGACAGAAGGGGCAGCTCACCATCCCCGAGGTGTTCGTCGTAGGCCTCATCCCCTTCGACGGCAACGACGGGGCTGAGGGCTACCTCATGAACGCCCGCCTCCGGTACCGCATCCCCAACGGGCACCTGCAGATCGGCTACAAGCTCGAAGACCCCCGCCGCTTCCGGGACCTGGCGTTCGCCGCAGTCCTCAAGGCGGTCAGCGAGCACGTCGGCCGGCCCGTCATGAACGGCAGCCCCGCCTGATGGCCAGCGCGGGCACGACGGGCGGCAAGACCCGCTGTCCGTCGTGCTCCGCGCCCCTCATCCGCCAACAAGTCGGACCCCTCTCCGTCAAGGCCGACGCCGTCCCAATAAGGCCCGGCACCGACGCACAGATCCGCGGCCCCAACCGCCTCACCTGGTGCCTCCCCCCAGCCAACCGCACCACACCACGCCTCCGCTGGATCAGCGCCAGCACCCACCCCACGGACTGCCCCCACCCGCACCACGCCGACCACCACTGCACCCGGCCAGCAGCACCCCAGACCGCCAGCACCGAGCAGTCCGCACTGTTCTGAGCCACCAGGAGCCAGCGTGACCAACGTCATCCGCCACCCGAGCAGTGACCCGGCGGACGATGACGGCCTCAACTGGGAAGCCACCCCCACCGAGGCCGCACCCGCCCGCGGCTTCGAACGCATCCCCCCGCAAGACCTCGACGCCGAACAGTGCGCCCTCGGCGGCATGCTCCTCTCCCACGACGTCATCGCAGCTGTGGCCGACGTCCTCGGCGGCGGCACCGACTTCTACCGCCCCGCCCACACCACCATCTACACCGCGATCCTCCGCCTCCACGCCCAAGGCGAACCCGCCGACCCCATCACCGTCGCCGCGGAACTCGGCAGGACCGGCGACCTCCAACGCGCAGGCGGCATGCCCTACCTGCACGGCCTCGTCAACGCCGTCCCCACCGCGGCGAACGCCGAGTACTACGCCGGCATCGTCCAAGAGCAGGCAACCCTCCGGCGCCTCGTCGAAGCCGGCACCGCCATCGCCGCCATGGGCTACGCCGCGGACGGCGACGTCAACGACATCGTCGAGCACGCCCGCAAGACCTTCGAGGGTGCCGCCACCCTCACCGCCCACGGGCCCGCCCACCTCGCCGCCGCCATCCTCGACTGGGATGAGTTCTTCGCCACGGACTTCGGATCCGTGCGGCTGTTGCCCGGCCGGCTCATGGCGCCCGGCCAGCAGATCACCCTCGTCGGCGATGGCAAGGCGGGGAAGTCCCTGTTCGCTCAGGAGTGGATGTGGCGTATGGCCACCGGCCGCCCGTTCCTTGGCGACGACGCAGCGGACCCACTTCCGATCCTGTACCTCGACGCGGAGAACGGCCGCGAGCAGATCCAGGAGCGCATCTTCTCCTTCGGCGGCGGGCCCGGCGGCATGGGCCTCCTGCGCTACGCCAGCTTCCCCCCGGTACGGCCCCTCGACACGGCCGGTGGTGGCGCGGACCTCATGAACCTCGTCCAGGCCACCGGTGCGCAGCTCGTCGTCATCGACACCGTCAGCCGCTTCATCTCCGGTGCGGAGAACGACGCGGACACATGGCTGAGCCTCTACAGGCACACGCTCATGCCGCTGAAGTCCGCGGGCATCGCGTCCGTCCGTCTCGACCACTTCGGGAAGGACAAGGACCGCGGCGGGCGCGGCTCCTCCGCCAAGAACCAGGACGTCGACCACGTGTGGGAGCTCTCCGCCCAAGGCGGCGGGATGCTGTCGCTGCGCCGCACCCACACCCGCACCGGCATCGGCCCCGACGAGTTCGCGATCCGCCGCGAGGCGCACCGCTCCGGCGACGCGTGGGTGCCCGGCCACACCCGGCACGTCGCCGTCACGTTCGAGCACGTCGAGCAGAACCTGCCCGGCACGCCGGAGTACATCATCATGAAGCTCGACGGCGCCGGGGTCCCCCGCGATGCCGGCCGGGACCGGCTGCGCACCGAGTGCCTGCGCCTGAACATCGCGGCCAGCAACGGGACCCTCTCCGAGGTCGCGAAGATCCGGAAAGCACGCTCCGGACAGGTCCCGGGACAGGTCGGGGACAGGTCTGACCTGCGGGTTTCTCAGACGCCCCTCCCGGAGCCCGCACCTCGGCAGCCCAACGCCCCCCAAAACCAGGGCAATACCGGACAGGACACCCCTCAAAACCTGTCCCCGGACCTGTCCCCGACCAACCAGCCCCAACCTGTCCTGATCTTGGGGACAGGTACAGAAGAAACCCCAGATCAGACCTGTCCCGGACAGGTCGAGGACAGGTCAGGACAGGCCGTAGCCGGACCTGTCCCCATGTCCACCCCACGAAGTGGGGGACAGGGGGACGGACAGCCCGCCCCGCTCTGCGTCCTCTGCGACCAACCCATCACCAACGCCGAATGGGTCAACCGCGGCTACGACCGACACCACGTATGCCCCACCGGCTTCACCAAGACCTGACCCACCCGCACGGCCCTGTGAACCGCTTCGCCAACCGAAAGACCAGGGACATGACAAACCACGCTGAGACCAGCCGACCGGTTGAGCCGGACAACGCGCACCAGACCACCCACCAACCCCTGACCCTGGAGTCCGGGCCCGGCGACTGCATCGAGCGCGAGTGCGAGGAGTACTACGGCGAGGACGGTGAGCCGTACCCGGGCGTCACCTCCTGCTCTCACCTGACCGACGTGGTCGTCTGCAGTGGGTGCACGCCGGAGCCGACGGACGACGGCCTGTACCTGACGAGCGTGCCGTGGCCCTGCCCGCTGGCCGATGCTGGGAGCGCCGTCTGATGGCCGCCCGGATCCAGCGCCGCCGCACGAAGGGATGGCGCGCCCCCGCAGGCGCCGTGTACGTCGGCCGGGGCACCATCTGGGGCAACCCCTGCACGCAGGTCCGCTACCCCGCCCTGGACGGCTCCGAGTGGGAGCACGAGGGTCGCCTCGGCAAGACGTCGGGCGAGACTCACGCGTTCGTTCACCCTGACAGGTCCGTGACGTGGCACCTGGTGCAGGACGCGACCGGCGAGCAGGCCGTGGCCATGTACCGGCGTTGGCTCGACCGGCGATCCGATCTGGTGGACGCCGCCCGCCGGGAGCTGGCAGGCCGGGACCTCATGTGCTGGTGCACCGTCCGGGATGCGTGCCACGCAGACGTGCTGCTGCTGGTCGCCGCTGGGGGTGCCGTCTGATGGCCGTCGAGCGCACGCCCGTGGACACCAGCCCCGCCGGCATCCGCTACGGCTGGACCCTCCGCACCCTCGACACCCTCGCCCGCTCCGTCGTCACCGGCAACCGCGCCTGGTGGCCCGCAGGCGACCGCGAAGACCTCCACGCCGCCGCCTGGCACGGCATCGTCGAACACCTCTACGCCTGCGATACCGAGCCGCGGCGCAGCGAGCTCATGGAAGCCGGACGACAAGCCCTCGTCCGAGACGTGAAGGACACCATGCGCCACCACGGCGCCCGCCGCGACGGCACCAACAACGGCGCCAAGCACGCCATGTACTGGGCATGGGCCGGCCGCACCACCGGCAGCCCCGAGACCGGCATCGTCGAGCGGATCGCCCTGGACCAGATCCTGCGCACCCTCACCCCCGGCCAGCTCGCCGCCATCCACGCACTCGCGGCGACCGGCGACTACGCCGAAGCCGCCCGCATCACCGGCAGCACCACGAGCCTGAGGTCCCAGCTCATGAACGGGCGCCGCCGGTTCCGGGCCCTGTGGCACGAAGGCGAAACCCCCTCGAAGCCGTGGGGATGCGACCGGCGGGCCGGCTCCACAGCCGACGAACTCAGCAGCGGCGAATCAGCCCTGAACCGGATGCGGCGACGCGCTCGCGCCCAGTCGACAGGGGAAGCGGCATGACGGCCACCGAGCAGTGGGGCCTGGTCGTCGACGAGGTGAAGCTCAACGCCGTCGCTGTCGCCGCCGACTGGTGGGCGCCCTACGCGGCCCGCTTCGAAGCCAGCGGCCAGGCACGGATCCTGGGCATCTCCGTGCCCGGCGCGGTCCTGGAGATCGGCCCCCTCGACCGTGAGGCCGCCGAATTCATGGTCGAGCACATGGTCGAGCACGGCGTCCACCGCACGATCTTGACGATCCGGAAGTGGACCAGCGAGCCGAAGCCCTGGGGCAAGCCGCGCGCCGCACGGGCGGTGACGCCATGACCACCGCGATCCCCGACTTCGTCCGCACCATCACCACCCAAACCCCCTGCGCGAAGAACCCCAACCGCTGGCACTCCAAAAACGACACCGACCTCGAATACGCCCGCCGCCGCTGCGCCATCTGCCCCCACCAAATCGCCTGCCTCGACTGGGCCATGGAGCACCGCAACGAGGTCGGCATGTGGGGCGGCCTCACCCGCCGGCAACGCGCCAACCGCCGCGGCGACACCCCCGACACCGAAGAACACGAAGACCGCCAGGAAGCACCCGCCCGCCCCAAGTGCCCCTGCGGCCGGACCCTCACCACCAACGACAACCGGGTCTGCTACCTCCACCGGGCCGGGGTACCGCTCCTCAGCCCCCTCCTCATCGCCACCCTCACCGCAGCCCTGGACGAGCCGACGCACGCCGTCCTCGCGGGCCGCCTCGGGATCACCCCGGACGCTGCGGTCGGCCGGCTGCGGGCCATCTACCGGCGGCTTGGGGTGAACGGCTTGTACCCGTCGCGGCGTCGGCCGGCAGCGATCGAGGCGGCGCGTGCGGCTGGGCTGCTCCCGGTCGAGCAGGGGGCAGCGGCGTGAGCGGCGCGAAGTCCCCGCGTGGGGAGCAGCCGGGCCGTCCGGGCGTGCGGTGGGAGACGGAGCTCGTGTCGTCGGGCGAGGTCGTGTGCGACCAGGACGACGAGCCGACGACGGCGGGGCCGGACTTCAACGTGTCGATCCCGTACCGCGCGAGCAGGGCTGTGCGGCGGCGTGCGGCACGAGAAGCCCGCCGGACCACCTCGGCCCCGTCCGGAACCCCGCGAGGCCCGCAGGCGGGCAGCAGCGGCCTCAACCCCAGCCAGTCGAAGGAGCAGCACCGATGAGCGACGACACCCCGACCACCGACCACGCCGACGCCCTCCGCGAAGTCCAAGGATGGATGGCCCTCGACCTACACCAAGCCCTCGGACACCCCGTCAACCCCACCGCCACCAACCAGGGCCACCCGTCCTGGGGCGACTGGTGGGCCTCGCTCGTCGCCGACGTCCGCCGCACGGCCCCGCCCGCCGCACGCCCCGGCACCTGCGGCCACCGCAGCGCCGAAGGCCACCCCTGCGGCCAACCGCCCGGACACCTCGGCTTCCACCGCATCGTCCGCTGCGACGGCCACGACTGGACCTCATGGGTCGGCGAACCGCCCACCTCCGCGAAGGAGCAGCGCCCGTGAGCCGTTACCGCACCCGCCCCCACCACTGGCTACTCACCGCCATCGGCGTAGCCCTCGTGATCCTCACCGCATGGCAACTCGGAGGAACCGCACGATGAAAAACCGCCAACCCACCCCCGGCACACCCCTCACCGCCCGCGAACTTCAAGTCCTCGCCGGCCTCGCACGCGGCAAAGACAACACGGTCATCGGCCAGGACCTCGGCCTGAAACGCCTCACCATCAAAACCCACATCGCCCGCATCAGCCGCAAAGCCCAAGCCGGACACACCAGCGGCATCATCGGCCACGCCTACCGCACCGGGCTGCTCCGTGGTCTGGCCCCCGAACCACGACCACCCGTCTACCTCACCGGCCGCGAACGGCAGGTACTCGACGGCATGGCCCGCGGACAGTCCAACGCCGAGATCGGGCGGGAACTCTTCCTCGCCGAAGAGACGATCAAGAGCCACGCCCAACGCCTCTTCCGCAAACTCCAAGCCCACGGCCGCACCCACGCCGTGGCCTTGGGCTACCAGCACGGGTACCTCAAGGCGCCCGCCGAGACGGCAGGCAGACCGTGAGCCCCCGCGCTGAAGCACGCACCGCCCGCATCCTCCAATGCGCCGCGACCGGCGGGCTACTCGCCGAACTCCGGATCACCGGCTGGTCCTACGTGCTGCTACTCACCGTCACCATCCTCGCCGCCGACCGATGGGCACACCACGCCCGCCGCGTCGCCGCCAGGCCCACCCACCGGAGGACCGCATGAACTTCATCCACGGGGCGCTCACGGGCGCAGCGGTCTGGGCCTGCCTCGCCCTCGCCTTCGGCACGTGGTGGGCCATCACCGGCTACCGGCTCAAGTCCCGCAGGAGGAACCCCAGATGACCACCCGCCCCGCCGACACCCCGCCCGCCCGCTGCCCCACCTGCGCCCGGCACCTCGGACACCCCGCCTGCCGCCGCCCCACTACCTGAAAGGCCCGGCCGTGATCCGCAACCTCACCCCGCACCCCATCCGCATCTACGCCGTCGACACCCCCGACCACATCGACGACCTCGACACCGGGCTCATCACCACCATCGACCCCGAAGAAACCCCCGCCCGCGTCGCCACCATCGACCTATCCACCACCCACTACGAACCCCACGGCGACGCCCGCATCCCCATCGAGCTCGTCGAGTACGGGCACGTCCACGACCTGCCCCGCCTGGAGGTTGGGGTGTCCCTCGTGGTGTCGCTGGTCGTCGCCCTCTCCGCACGGGGGCGCTCCGACCTCCTCGTGCCGTACGCCGAAGTCCGCAATACCGACGGGACCGTCGTCGGGTGCCGCCTCCTCGCCTCCCCCTGCTGAACGGAGCCACCCCATGACCACCACCCCCACCATCGAAGAGCAGCGCGACGGCGCCTACCGCGAACGCGCCTGCCTCCTCGCCTGGCTCGCCACCCAGCACCCCGCCGTCATCGCACCCGCCCCCGACGTCGACGAACCCGGCTGGCAGATCCTCTACCTCGCGCCCGCCGGGCAGCAGATGACGTGGCACATCGCCCCGGCCGACAGCGCCCTGTTCGAGCACGTCGAGCACGTCCCCGCTGATGACCCGCGCGCGCAGTGGGACGGCCACACCACCGCCGAGAAGTACGAGCGGATCCGCGGCCTACCGGCGGCGACGTCCGCCTACAAGGACGTTGTCATGAACCGCACCCTCGGCCGCGGCGTCCGCGTACAGACCGCACCCGAACACGCCCTGCTCTCCCTCGCCCTCCTCCGCGACCCCGGCGCCTACATCAGCGAGGTGTCACCCGGTCACCTGCTGCTCGCCGACCAGGTCGAGTACCAGGTCACCGGCTACGACTCCGAGTCCTGCGCGCTGACCCTGCGGCTCGTCAACGACTTCCGGCTCCCGGCACCTACGGCAGCCGCCCCGAGCACCGACACCGAGGGCTGACCCATGACCGACGACCAGCGCGCCACTTGCACCGCCACCATCCTCTGGGGCAACCGCTTCACCGCTGCTCCCACCCGATGCGCCCAACCCGCCAGCCACTACGACGGCGACCGCAAGCCCGACACGTACACCACCCCCGGCGACCCCGGCGGCTGGCACCGAGCAACGGACCCAGACCTCGTGACGTGGGCCGACTGGGCTGACGGGGCGACGCCCCACACCCCGGCTGCCGACGAACCCACCACCGACGCGGCCGCCGCGCTCGCGCTGCTCCACGAAGGCGAAGAACCCTACGAACACGAGTACACCGTCGCCACACCAGCCCAATGGATCTGGCTATGGAACCGGTCCACACCCGAACGCCGCCTCGAAGTCGCCACCGAGATCATGGAAGCGTGCAGCCAGTCCGACCGCTGCAAGTTCGCCGGCCACGAGGAACGCCTAGAACAGGTAGGCGCAGCACTCGGCGCGAACATTCGGGCCCTGGCCATCGTTGACGACTGGCTCCAGCACCGGGCCATGCGCCCCGAGACCGGGCGCGCCCTCAGCGAGGTACGCGCTGCTCTCACTGGCGAGGAGCAGCCCGGCCGCTGGGAGTGGCGTGGCGAGCACGGCCCCGAGCTGGTTCGCCTGCCGCGCCGTGAGCCGGGCGCAGCACGGGCCGCCATCGAAGCCGAATACCCCGACGACACCGAGCCGGAGCCCACCCTCGGCTTCATCGTGTCCGACCGCTTCCGCTGGCCCGCGCTCTGCGATGACGAGGAGCGGAAGGGCCGGTACCAGCAACTCCTCGCGTGGCTCCGGGCCAACGGCATCGAACCCAACGACATCCCGGCCCGATCCACGGTCTCCATCGTTCCGGGCCCGGACGGAGGGGAGGCCATCCGGCACACCGTGTACCTAAGGAGCGAGGGCGGCCACATCCAGGCGAGCCCCGACGGAAGCGTCCCCGTCACGGAGCCGCGACTCGTACCCATGCTGGCGCCCCTGCCCTGGCGCACCACACCCGCTACGCCCAGTGACCAGGAGAAATGACCACGCCCGACCAGACGCCCGCCGCCCGCCGCCAGGCCGACCCCGACGCCCCGTGCCCGCACCCCGACTTTGAGGCATACGTCGCCGTCAACCGGCTCACCGCCAACGACACCGACCCCACCGTCATCGGCTACAGCGCCGACATCACGGTCAAGTGCGCCGACTGCGCCGAGCCCTTCCGCTGGAACGGCGTGGCCGCTGGCCTGTCGCCCGCCCGTCCGATGTGCAGCATCGACGAGGCGACGCTCATCGCCCCGCTGCGCCCGGCATCCGCTGACCCGGACTTCGGGCTCGGCCTGCCTGGCTACGCGGTCAGCTACCGGCCGCAGATCATCGACCCGAGCGACGGCGGCCGGTGAAGCCGACCCGCCTCACCCCCATGAAGGACAGCACCGGCTACCTCACGTGGCTTGGCGCCTGGCTTGTGCAGCGCCGCCACGTCCACAAGTGCCGCCGGCTCAAGGCCGCCCGTCCCGCCCCAGCCCCGGTGATCGGCTACACCTGTGACGCGTCGATCCCCTCCGTCCCCCGGGGCGCCCTCGGCCCATGCGTCCTGCGCTACGACCACGACGGGCCCGTCCACCAAGCCGCCGACGGAGCACGGTGGTGGGCGACCCTGTGAGCAGGAGCCCCGTACCCGCACCCGCCACCGCACCCACCGTGCGACGCTGACCACAAGGAGGGACCATGGCCAACCCAGAACAGGACGCCCGCAGCGGCAACGGCGAGTACGTGCCGTCCATCAACACCGCCCGCCTCGACGCCGAAGCCGCCGAACTCCGCACCCAGGGCTACACCCTCCAGCAGATCGCCGACAAGCAAGGCATCGCAGTCTCCACCGCGCACGGCCGCGTCGACCGGGCGCTCAAGGCCGCACGGTCCGGGCCCGGCGAGGAGCTGCAAGCGCTGGAGTTGGCACGCCTCGACGCCCTGACCCGGGAGGCGGTCGGGGTCCTGCAGCGGAACCACGTCGTCGTGTCCCACGGGAAGATCATCACCACGGTCGACCCCGACACCGGCAAGGACGTGGCGCTCCGCGACGACGCCCCCACCCTCCAAGCCATCGAGACACTCCGCCGCCTGTCCGAGTCCCGCCGCAAGCTCCTCGGCCTCGACGCCCCGGCCAGCCTCAGCATCGCGGGCAGCGTCACGTACGAGCTGGTCGGCGTGGACCTGGAGCTCCTCAAGTGACCGTCACCGTCCGGCGCCGGTACGAGGCGCACGGCGCAGCCCTCGACCTATTCCACCGCCGGGACTCCGAGGTGCTGCTCTCCGGCCCCGCCGGCACCGGCAAGTCCCGGGCGTGCCTGGAGAAGGTCCACGCCATGGCGCTCGCGAACCCCGGCATGCGTGGCCTGCTGGTCCGCAAGACGTTGAACTCCCTGACCGCGACGGGGCTGGTCACCTACCGGGAGCACGTCGCGGCGGAGTCGATCCTTGCCGGGCACGTCCGCTGGTATGGCGGGTCCGCGCAGGAGCCGCCCGCGTATCGCTACAGCAACGGGTCCACGCTGGTCGTCGGTGGCATGGACAAGGCCATGAAGATCATGTCGTCGGAGTACGACGTCGTGTACGTCCAGGAAGCCACCGAGCTCACCGAGGACGACTGGGAAGCCATCACCACCCGCCTCCGCAACGGCAAGATCAGCTTTCAGCAGCTCATCGCCGACTGCAACCCCGGCGTCCCCCACCACTGGCTCAAGCGCCGCTGCGACCAGGCCGACACCCTCATGCTCTACTCCCGGCACGAGGACAACCCGATCCTGTACAACCCCGTCACGAAGGCATGGACCGAGCGCGGCGTCGAGTACCTCAAGAAGCTGTCCAAGCTCACCGGCGTCCGCAAGCTGCGCCTACGCGACGGGAAGTGGGCCGCGGCCGACGGCCTGATCTACGAGGAGTGGGACCCCGACGTCCACCTCATCGACCGATTCAAGATCCCCGACGAGTGGGTCCGCTGGTGGTCCATCGACTTCGGCTACACCAACCCGCAGGTCATCCAGTTCTGGGCTGAAGACCCCGACGGCCGGCTGTACCTCTACCGGGAGATCTACCGCACCCGCCGCACCGTCGACCAGCACGCCAAAGACATCATGGGCTGCGTCAGCAAGGCCGACCGGGACTACCGGCACCCCGACGGCGCCGACCGGTACGCCTACCAAGGGCGCACCTGGATCGAGCCGAAGCCGCGCGGGATCATCTGCGACCACGACGCTGAGGGGCGCGCCGTGTTGGAGCGGGAGGTCGGCATCTCCACCATCGCCGCGACTAAGAGTGTGGCCCCCGGTATCCAGGCGTTCCAGGCCCGGCTGCGCCCTGCCGACGACGGCAAGCCCCGGCTGTTCATCTTCCGCGACGCCCTGGTTCACCGTGACCCCGAGCTCGACGATGCGAAGAAGCCGTGCTGCACGGCTGAGGAGATCGTGGGCTACGTGTGGGACCGCGGTGCGACGGCGGCCGCAGCGGAGAAGCCCCCGAAGGAGGCGCCGTTGAAGGAGAACGACCACGGCATGGACGGCGGCCGGTACATGGTTGCCGAGCGTGACTTGGGCGGCCGCCCGCGCATCCGTTTCTTCTGATCGAGCCCCACCATCCCCATACACCGAGAGGTCCTCATGCGGAAGCGCACGCTCACGATGCCGAAGAATTTCCTGTCTACAGCTACTATCACCGCAGGATTTGTGCTTATCTCGGTAGGTGTCGGGAAGATTTGCGGTTTGGGTGCTGGGCTGATCATCGCCGGAGCGCTCCTCGTGGTCCTCCAGTGGTGGGTCGTTGACAGCAAGTAGGAGGGGCCGTGGGGAAGACGCTGCTCGGCTCCCTCGGCCGCTCCGCCAGCACCTTCCTCAACCGCACCCCGATCCCCTACGCCATCCCCGGATCCCGCAGCTTCGGCCAGCACTTCGCCCGCCCCGCCGGCCAAGAGGCACAGATGCGGGCGCAGGGCACCAACGGGACGCTCTTCGCGATCGTCGACCGGATCATCACCAGCTATTCGCAGGTCGAGTGGCGCCTCTACCGCAAGGCCCCGTCCGGCCTGGAGGAAGACCGCATCGAGGTCACCTCCCACGCGGCCCTCGACCTGTGGAGCGCCCCGAACTCGTTCATGACAGGCCCGGCGTTTCGTGAGGCGAGCCAGCAGCACGAGGAACTGACTGGCGAGCAGTGGTGGGTGATATCCCGCGACCCACGGTCAACGATGCCCCTGGAACTGTGGCCGGCCCGCCCTGACCGCATGGAGCCCGTGCCCGACCCGGAGGTGTTCCTCAAGGAGTACCTCTACCGCAGCCCCGGCGGCGAGCAGGTGACCCTCGATCTAGACGAGGTCATTTTCCAGCGGCGCCCCAACCCCCTCGACCCGTACCGCGGGCTGGGGCCGGTGCAGACGATCCTCACGCACATCGACGCGGCCCGGTACTCCGCCGAGTGGAACCGCACCTTCTTCGTGAACAGCGCGGAGCCGGGCGGGATCATCGAGGTCGAGAAGCGGCTGACGGACCCCGAGTACGACGAGGCCCGCGCCCGATGGGCGGAGCAGCACCGGGGCGTAGCGAACGCCCACCGGGTCGCGATCCTGGAGAACGGCCTCAAGTGGGTTGACCGCAAGTACTCGATGCGGGACATGCAGTTCGTCGAGCTGGCCGCCGTCGGCGACGAGACGATCCGCGGCGCGTTCGGATTCCCCAAGCCCATGCTCGGTGCCACCGACGACGTCAACCGGGCCAACGCGGACGCCGCCGAGCTGGTGTTCTCCCGGTGGCTGATCGTGCCCCGCCTCGAACGCACCAAGGCCGCGCTCAACACGCGGCTGCTCCCCATGTACGGGCCGTCGACCCGCGGCTACGAGTTCGACTACATATCCCCAGTACCCGCCGACGTCGAGGCCGCCGCCGTGCAACTCTCCGCGCGCGCCGGCGCCGCAGCCGCCCTACGCTCCGCAGGCTGGGAACCAGACGACATCCTGGCCACCGTGGGCCTGCCCGCCATGCGGTTCGCAGCACCCACCCCCACCGCCCCGGCCGTGCCGCCCGGAACGCAGCCCGCGGCACGGCTGGCCAACCACCCCACCTTCGAGGAGTTGGCCGGCGGCCTCCTGGAATCCCTGCAGAACAAGGTGACGTGGGTCGTCGTCGCGCACGAGGACGTCCACATCTGCGACCCGTGCTCCGAAAACGACGGCCACAGCTACGCCACCCAGGACGACGCCTACGCGGACTACCCCGACGGCGCCGGATACATCCACTGCCTCGGCACCACGTCCTGCCGGTGCAAGGTCGTCAAGCGCGGGAGGTCGGACTGATGCCGCCGAAGAGCAAGGGCCGCCCGCAGATGCGGCAGTCCCGCGAGTGGTACCGGATCAACAACTCCGGGACCACCACCGCGGAGCTCTACATCTACGACGAGATCGGCTACTGGGGCACCACCGCGGCCGGCCTGGTCGCGGAGCTGTCGCAGCTGCAGGGCGTCACGCAGATCGACGTGCACGTCAACTCGCCGGGCGGGGACGTGTTCGACGGGCTGGCCATCATGAACTGCCTGCGCGCCCACGCCGCGAGCGTCACCACCTACGTGGATGGCCTCGCCGCCAGCATCGCGTCGGTCATCGCGATGGCCGGTGACCGGATCGTGATGGGCCCCCACTCCCAGCTGATGATCCACGAGGCGTCCGGGCTGTGCATCGGCGACGCCGACGACATGCGGTCGATGGCGGAGATGCTCGACTTCCAGTCCGACAACATCGCCGGCGTGTACGCCGAGCGGGCGGGCGGCACCGTCGAGACGTGGCGGGCCGCGATGGTCACGGAGTCCTGGTACACCGCCGAGGAGGCTGTCGCGGCCGGGCTGGCGGATGAGGTGGCGCAGCGCCCCGTGCCGACCGCTCCGGGTGTCCCGATGGACAAGGCGTGGGACCTGACCGTGTTCAACCACGAGGGACGCGACGCCGCCCCCGCACCCGTCATCACCCCGCCCCCGGCGCCGGCCGCCGAAGAGCCCGCCGCTCCCGCCACGGATGAGCCGGCCGCCCCCGAAGACGCCTCCGTCGAGCCAATGGGGACCGGCGAGACGGAGGCCCCCGCCACCGGTGCCGAGCCTTCCCCCCCGGACCCGGCGCCGGTGGCACCCCCCGTACCCCCTGTGCCCGACGTCGCCGAGCCGCCGGTGGACACCGACCCGGCCGACACCCCCGCACCCGAGGAAGAGCCCGCCGACACGTGGGCTGCCCTCACCGCCAACCTCACCAACCCCCCCGCAGCGCCCACAGTGGGCGACCTGCTCGCAGCCCTCAGGGAGGCATTGCTGTGATCGGAACCAAGCCCACCCCCGGGCAGCGCGCACGTCTGGCCGCTATGGGTATCAGCCCGAGGCGCGTCGGCCGCACCTTCAACCGCGCCGTCCTGCCCGTGCCGAAGAACGGCGCCGAGCTCGAAGAGATGCTCAGCGACCCGGCGCGCATGAAGGACGTCCTCGCCGACGGCAAGTCGTTCAGCGCGTTCGTTCAGGAGTACGCCAACGCGCAGCAGGGCGACGGCACCGAGCTGAACCGGCGCATCGCTGACGAGACGCAGCGCGTGTTCGCGGAGATGCTCAAGAACAACGGCATGGAGGGCGGCAAGGACGCGATCCGCCGCCTGAACCTGGACCCGCAGTCCGGGAACCCGGCGAACATGCTCACGTCTCACCGGCAGGCCACCGCGTACAACAAGGCGGCCCCGGGCGCGAAGATCGACGGGAAGTTCGCGAACGCCACGGACTACATCAAAACCATCTGGCACCTGAACCAGACCGCCGAGGCGCAGGCGCAGCGCATGGAGCTCATGAACGCGTACTCGTCGGGCTCCTCGTCCGACGGCGGGTTCCTCGTCCCGGAGACGCTGCGGTCGCAGCTGCTGCAGATCGCCCTGGAACAGTCCGTGGTGCGCCCGCGCGCAACGGTCGTGCCGATGGAGTCGGCCCGCGTGCCGTTCCCGATGATCGACTCGACGACCAACGCCGGGTCCGTCATGGGCGGCATGACCGCATATTGGGGTGAGGAAGGCGCCAACCTCACCGACTCCTCCGGCAAGTTCGGGCGGGTCGTCCTCGACGCGAAGAAGCTCACGGGTCTCAGCGCGGTCCCGAACGAGCTCCTCGCGGACTCCGCGATCTCGTTCGCCGCCCTCATCGAGACCCTGTGGCCGCAGGCCCTGGCGTTCTTCGAGGACGCCGCGTTCCAGACCGGCACCGGCGTCGGCGAGCCCCTCGGCTACTCCGGTTCGAACAACGCCGCAGGTGTGGCGATCACCAAGGAGGTCGGGCAGCCGGCGGCCAGCATCGTCATCGAGAACATCGTGAAGATGTACAGCCGGATGCTGCCGAGCTCCCTGTCGCGGGCGGTGTGGACCTGCTCCCCGGAAGCCATCCCGGAGCTGTTCACCCTGGCCCTGTCCGTGGGCACCGGCGGTTCCCCGATGATGCTCGCCAACGTGGTGGGCGCAGCCCCGATGACGATCTTCGGGCGGCCGCTCATCGTCACCGAGAAGTCGCAGCGCCTCGGCACCCGCGGCGACCTCGCGTTCGTCGACCTCTCCTACTACCTGGTCGGCGACCGCCAGACGATGTCCGCGTCCTCGTCCACCGACTTCAACTTCGGCAGCGACAAGACGACCTTCCGCATCATCCAGAGGGTTGATGGCCAGCCCTGGCTCAAGAGCGCGATCACCCCGCAGAACGGTGGTCCCGCCCTGTCGCCGTTCGTCGAGATCGAGAACCGGTAACCACCCGGCGGGCGCCGGCACTCAACCCCCGGCGCCCGCCCACCCCCGGGCCGGCAGCGTCGCCCCGGCTCCGCAGCACAGACGAGAGGACCAGTAATGGCTCAGAAGGCACTCGGTAGGGCGTTCAACACCAGCCCCGCCGCTGACGGCAAGTGGATCAACGTCAAGGACGCGGGCGGGGTCGCATTCATCTGCTACCTCGCCGCCGCCGCCGGCGACACCTACACCCTGCAAGAAGCCAAGGACGCGGCCGGCACCGGCGCGCAGAACCTCGCCTGCGTGACCGAGTACTGGACGAACACAGGTGACGGTTCCGACGCGTTGACGCGGCGCACGCAGGCCGCCGCCGCAACCGTCGTCACCGCGGCTGCGGCGACGCAGAACGCGATGGTCGTCGAGGTGCAGGGAACGAGCCTGTCGGACACCTTCCGGTTCGTGAAGCTCACCAGCACGGGCGCGGGCGCCGTCAACGCCTTGACCACGGACCTCAAGGTCCAGCGTGCTCCGGCGAACCTGCCCGCGATGGGGGTCTGACATGACTGCCATGATCTCCGGCGACCAGCTCCGCACCCTCGTGCTCGGCAGCGTCGTATCGAAGGCGTACACCCCGCTCGTCGTCGAGACGAAGACCCTGTTCAACGTGACGGGCGGCAAGGTCGCGATCACGTCGATCACCGGCGAGGTCACCACGGCGATCACCGTCGCGAACACGGTGAAGCTGCAGGCCAACCCGACGACCGGTGTCACCGGCGACCTATGCGCGGCCACCGACCTGGGCACGACCGACACCCCGGCCGGGGACCTGATCTCCTGCCAGGGCCTCAAGGGCGACTCCATCGTGTTCGGTGTCGGCTGCGCCCCGACGCTCAAGCAGCCGGTCGTCGTGGCCGTCGGCACGATCGAGCAGGTCACCGCGACCGGCGCCGACGGCGGCATCACCTGGACCCTGACCTACGTGCCGCTGGATAACGGCGCCGCTGTGACGGCTGCCTGATGAGCGTGTGGGTGTGCGGGGGGTGCGGGGTGCGATACGCGGTCGGCGCTCCCCGCTGCCCGCACTGCGCGGCCAACGAGCCGGTTCAGGAGAACACCATGACCGCTCTGCCGTCGCTGACGGTCGCTTGCACCAACAGCCAGTGCAGGCACCAGGGCGTGGCCCGCCGCATCATGCTGCCGCAGATCGCCCCAGGTGTCCTGGCCGTCCCGGACCTGCGCTGTGCGGGCTGCGGCAACCAGCCGCCCATCGTGGAAGGAGGCAACAACATGCCGAAGATCAGCGTCCACGGAGGCGCCACCAACGCCGCCGAGGACACCGCCGACGCCAGCGAGGGGAGTGAGCAGCCATCTCCTGGTACCAGCTCCTCGACATCCTCCAAGAAGGACGAGACCTCGCCGCAGCAGAGCGAGCCCGCCCCGTCCCGGCCTGCCCGAACGACGGGGAACCGCTCGAAGAGGGGCCCGGCGGGCTCTTCTGCCCGTGGGACGGATGGCGGCCGGACGGCAGCTACGTCGGCCAGTGACGAAGACGAGGACGGCAGTGGCGCGAGCGACACGGCTTGAGCTCGCGCAGGCCGCGTACACCGCGTACGGCGAGGCCACAGGCGGCCTGAACGTGCGCGGCGAGCCCCTCCCCGAATGGGACGGCCTCGGCGACGTCATCCAGTACGCCTGGCTCACCGCCGCCGAGGCCGTCGAGACGACGCTCCTCAACCCGCAGAAGCACAACCCCACGAACAGCTGAAAGGCACCACGGCATGGACATCTGGTACGCGACCCGGGAGGACGTTCTGTCTGCCCTGGACGCGAAGGGCGCTGCGCGCGATGGTGCGCAGCTCGACCGTGCGCTGTCGGCTGGCAGCCGCGCGGTCGATGCCCTGTGCCAGCGAGATTTTGCCCCCGTCCTCGCCACGAAGTACTTCGACTGGCCCAACGAGCAGACGCCCCGCGCTTGGCGGCTGTGGCTCGACCGGCAGGAAGTCATCACGGTCAGCAGCCTGGTGTCCGGTGGCGAGACGATCCCGCCCGCGAGCTACTTCCTTGAGCCTGCCAACGCTGGCCCCCCGTACCGGCGCATTGAGATCAACCTCGCCTCGCGGTCGGCGTTCGGCGGCGGCTCTACGTATCAGCGGTCTGTCGCTGTCACTGGCCTGTTCGGGTACTCCGACGACTCCGCCCCGGCCGGCACGCTCGTCGGCGCCCTGAACTCCTCGGCGACCGCGGTGACCGTGACGGACTCCTCCGCGGTCGGCGTCGGGGACCTCATGCGGATCGGTGCCGAGCGGATGACGGTGACCCGCAAGCGGCTCGTCACCTCCGGACAGACCCTGCAGACCGCCGTCACGGCCAAGGCCAACGACGTACTGATCGCCGTCACGGACGGCACCGCGTTCCACGAGGGCGAAGTGCTCACCCTCGGCGGGGAACGAATGCTCGTCCAGGACATCGCGGGGAACTCCCTGACGGTGAAACGGGCATGGGACGGCTCCGTACTGGGCTCCCACTCCAGCGAAGCCATCTACGTGCCGCGGCTCCTCACCGTCACCCGCGCGGCCGCCGGCGCGACCGCGGCAACCGCCCTGGACGGTGCCGCCATCACCCGCTGGGTACCGCCTGCCCCCGTGCACGCCCTCGCTGTCGCCGAGGCCATGAACCTGCTGCTCCAGGAACAGGCCGGGTACGCCCGCACCGTCCGCGCACAGACCGGCGGCGGGGCAAGCAGCCAGAGCGTCGCCGCGGTGACCACCGAGCTGAACGCGCTCCGCGACCGCGTGCGCACCTCCCACGGCCGCCAGGCCCGAACCAGGGCGGTGTGACGTGTACGGACTGAACGTTCGCCTCAAGGGCGCCATCGCCGAGGGCCGCGCGCCAGCCGTCATCAAAGTCATGACGGAGACCGTGCTGGAAGAGATCGCGGACTACGCCCACTTCGAGGTGCTGATGGGGCTGGACGCGACGCTGCAGCACCCCACCGGCTACTACGAATCGAACGTCACCAAGGAGCCCCGGGGCCCTGGGGTGATCTCCGTCAACGACAGCGGCGTGATCTATGGGCCGTGGCTGGAAGGCACCAGCAGCCGCAACCAGTCCACCAGCTTCAAGGGCTACGCGAACTTCCGGAGAGCACGGAACCGGGTGGGCCAGAAGGCCGGCGCGATCGCAGCGGCCACCATTCAGCGCCAGATGGGGGCGCTGGGATGAGCCTCGACATCGTCACGATCCTCGACGCGATCCAGTCCCACGCCCTGACCACGGGGCGGTTCGACTCGGTCAACGGTGCTGAGCCCAAGTCCCCGCCGACGAGCCCAGGCATCACCGCCGCGGTGTGGGTGCAGAAGATCGGCCCGGCTGTCGGCGGGTCCGGGTTGTCCTCGACGTCGACTCGGCTGGCGTTCAGCGTGCGGTTGTACACGCCGATGGTGCAGGAACCGGCCAGCATGATCGACCCGAACCTGATGGCTGCCCTGGACGACCTGATGGCCCTGTACAGCGGCGACTTCACCCTTGGTGGCCTGGTCCGGCAGGTGGATCTGTTGGGTCAGTTCGGGGATCCCCTTGGTGCTGATGCGGGCTATGTCATCGAGGGCGGGGTCGAGTTTCGGGTGATGACGATCGTCCTGCCCGTCATCGTTAACGATCTTTGGGAGCAGGTGGCATAAGTGGCGAAAACGGGCGGCCTCGGCGACAACTTCTACATCGCGGGCTACGACGCATCCGGCGACATCAACAGCCTGTCGAACATCGGCGGCGGCCCTGCCGTCCTCGACTTCACCGACATCACCCAGTCCGCAATGGCGCGCCAAGGCGGCATCCGCGACGGCCGCATGGCGTTCAGCGCGTATTTCAACCCGACCGCGGCCAAGACCCACGACAAGCTCGCCGCGCTCCCCACCGCAGACGTGATCCTCAGCTACTGCCGCAGCACTGTCCTCGGCGCTCCGACCGCGGCGATGGTCGCTAAGCAGATCGACTACAACGGCACCCGCGGCAACGATGGGAGCTTCCCCTTCGCTGTCAGTGCGCAGGCCAACGCCTACGGCCTGGAGTGGGGCATCCAGGGCACCGCCGGCACCCGCACGGACACCACGGCCACGAACGGCACCGCCCTCGACAACGCCGCATCGACCGCGTTCGGGCTGCAGGCGTACCTCCAGGTGTTCGCCGTCACCGGCACCAGCGTCACCGTGAAGCTCCAGGACTCCCCGGACAACTCGGTGTGGACCGATGTCGTCGGCGGCGCCTTCGCCGCGGCAACCACCGTGGCCAGCCAGCGCATCGCGACCGCATCCGGTCTCACCGTCGCCCGCTACCTGCGCGTGGTGACGACCGGGACCTTCTCCAATGCCCAGTTCGCGGTAGCTATCTGCCGCAATCCAGTTGCGACGGTGTTCTAGATGCGAATCGAACCAGCGATGGCCCCCGAGGCGTACAAGACGTACGAGATCGTCGTGCCAGCCGGCACGCACTTCCGCCCGGCGACCTGCGAGGAAGTCGACTGCCCCCAGTACGCGGGCGGGTGGCGTGTCCGCGTCGAGGGTCTGCCCCCGGAGATGGTCCACACGGCGAAGAACTGCGGCCGCAAGTACGAGGAGCAGCACATCGCCGAGGGCGAGACGTGGCTGGTCTTCGAGGCCGGGCAGCGCTGCTTCCAGGCCAGCCAGCACCGGACCCGCATCGACAAGCCGGAGCTGTACGTCGTGCGCGATGGGGACCACCGCGGTAACCCCCGCGGCACCAAGGCCCGGCTGCACCAACGACCGGCCGACTGGCAGGACGACTTCGCGACGCACCAGCAGGGGCTCGCTGACGCATTCCAGGAAGGGTGATCACAAGTGGCGAAGGCATCTGGGCTCGGTTGGACGACGTTGTCCGTGGACAACGCGGGCGGTACGCCGGTCGATATCCGCAACGACATCACGCACCTGCAGTTCGCGACTCCCCGCGCGGTGCAGGACGTGACGGGCATCGACAAATCGGCGATGGAGCGGCTGCTGCTCCTCGCCGACATGAGCATCACCCTCGACACCGTCTTCAACGCGACGGGCGCGCACACCGTGTTCAGCACGGTGCCGTCCACATCGGTGGCCCGGACTACGTCGATCGGGGTCAACGGCAAGACCCTCGCCGCGGAAATCCTTTACACCGACTACCCGGTCGGGCGCGCGAACTCCGGCGAACTCACGGCGGCCGTTCCTGGCGTCCTCGCCGATGGGACCGTTCCGACGTGGGCATGACAAGTCAGCGGGCCCATCCCCGTAAGGAGAACGACCGTGGGCAGTAGGCGCAATCCGACGGTGTACAAGCTCGTCTTCGGCGACGACACCGAGTACGCGGGCCTGGAGATGGCCATGCGGTCGGTGACCATCGGCGAGATGGCACGGTTCCGGGGCATGGGCAGCTCCGAGTCCGAGGCCGAGGCACAGGAGAAGCTCTGCACCCTGATCAGTTCCCGGCTCATCTCGTGGAACCGCGAAGAGGAAGACGGCACACCGGTCCCCGCGACCCGTGAGGGGCTGGATGGCGAAGAAGTCGACTTCCTGTACGTCGTTATCGACAAGTGGAATCACGCTATCCGAGGGGTCGCCGCCCCTTTGGAGAGCGGCTCACCCGATGGCGAGATTACGCCGGAGGCCTCCATTCCGACGGAAGCACTGTCGTCGAGCCTGGCGAGCTGAAACACGCGCAGCAAATCCTCTACATGTGCGACCGGTGGCATAAGACGCCGTCCGAGATCGAGAACGAGCCTGCGGAATCCCTGCGGTACCTAGAAATCGAACGTCTGGGGGTGAATCAGAGTGAACCTGGTGGAAATCCTGGTCACGGCTAAGGACCTGACCGGCCCCGCCATGGCCTCCGCTAAGGCGAAGGTTGAGGGTGTCCAGGGCGGCATGGCCGGCTTCCACAAGACCGCGGCGCTCGCCGCTGCCGGGTTCGCTGTTGTGGGTGTTGAGGCCGTGAAGATGGCCACCAAGTTCGACTCGGAGATGTCGCTGCTCTACACGCAGGCGGGTGTGGGGAAAGAGAAGATCGACGGGTTGAAGAAGGGCGTCCTAGGCCTTGCAGGGAAGGTCGGGCAGGACCCTGATTCGCTGGCCGAGGCCCTGTTCCACGTCGAGTCGAACTTCGAGTCGATGGGCATCACCTCGGAGAAGGCCCTCAAGTTGACCGAGACCGCGGCGAAGGGCGCCACGGTCGGGCACGCCGACCTGGTGGACGTCACCAACGCCCTGACCGCGGCGGTTGCCGCGAACATCCCCGGGGTGGAGAACCTCGATCAGGCCATGGGTTACCTCAACGCGACGGTCGGCGTCGGCGACATGAAGATGCAGGACCTGGCGTCCGCGTTCAGTACGGGCATGGTCGCCACCGTCAAGGGATACGGCCTGTCGATCCAGGATGTCGGCGCCTCTCTCGCGGTTTTCGGTGACAACAACATGCGCGGTGCGGCGGCCGCCACCAACCTGCGCATGTCGGTGCAGGCCCTGGCGCAGCCCGCGGCCCGGGGTGCGGACGCGCTCGCGTCGATGGGCCTGCAAACGGACACCCTCGCGAAGGACATGCAGAAGGGCGGCCTCAAGCTCGCGCTGGAAGACCTCGTGGCGCACATGAAGGCCGCGGGCATCAGCAGCGAGCAGCAGGGCCAGATCATCACGCAGGCGTTCGGTAAGAAGGCCGGTACGGGCCTGAACATCCTGGTGGGTCAGATGGGCCGCCTGGAGTCGAAGTACCCGGCGTTGGAGGCGGGTGCGAAGGGCTTCGGGAAGGCGTGGGCGGAGACCCAGGACACCCTCGCGTTCAAGCTCAAGGCGATGGAGTACGGCTTTAAGTCCCTGATGATCAGCATCGGGGAGAAGCTCATCCCATCGGTGTCCGCGTTCGTGGACCTGCTGAAGCGCCACAAGCCGGTCGTGGAAGGCACCGTCATTTCGCTGGTGGCCCTGGCCGCTGCTGTGGTGGCCGTGTCGACCGCGATGAAGATCGCCGCCGGGGTGAAGCTCCTCACGGAGGGGATGGCCGCAGCCTCGTTGAAGATGACGGCGCTGCGGGCCGCCTCTATCAGCGCGGGTGGCGGCCTGGCTGGTCTGAAGGCGTCGTTCGTGGCGCTGGGGACCGCGGCGAAAGCGACCGTCATCATCGCGGGTATTGCCGCGGTGGTGGCGGCGATGCACGCCCTGTCGGAATCCAAGGCGTCCATCGACGTCGACCGGATGGCGACGTCGCTGATGAACTTCGGCCGCAACGGTGCGGTGACCGGGGAACTGGCGTCGAACCTGGGGGATCTGTCCGAAAGCATCGCGATGGTGTCGAAGACCGCGAGCGACAACAAGCTCGTCGCGGGCATCAGCAACCTCGGGTCGTGGCTGGGGATGACGTCGGGCCCAAGCGTCGGCAAGGCCAAGGAGAACGTCGACGCCCTCGACAAGTCGCTGGCCAGCCTGGTGACGAGCGGCCACGCCGACCTGGCAGCCGCAGCCTCGACCCGGCTGCAGAAGGCGTGGGAGGCCGGCGGGGGTAGCGCTGAGCGGTACACGTCGACGATGGACGACTACGCGGCGGCGTTGGACGGTGCGAAGACGGCATCGGATCTGACGGCGGAGGCGCAGGGCGCGTTCGGTAAGGCCGCGCAGGACACGAAAGCGAAGCTCGACATTCAGAAGCAGGCTGCTGACGGGCTGCGCGAGTCGCTGGTGGCGTTGAACGACACGAACAGGAAGGGCCTCAACGCGCAGTCGGACTTCGAGCAGGCCATCGACGCCGCCACCGCCGCGATCACGGATCACCGCAAGGCCCTGTCGTACGTGCACGGTGAGCTGGATCTGAACTCGCAGGCGTCGCGGGACGCGTACAAGCCGCTGTCGGATTTGGCGGCGGCGACGGATGCGGCGGCTGCGGCGGCGAAGGATCAGGGCAAGTCGTGGCAGGCCGTGGATGGGATTTATGAGCGGGGCCGCGCGCAGCTGATCAAGACCGCTGACGCCATGGGGCTGACTGCGGATCAGGCGAATGACCTTGCCGACCAGATTTTGCTGATCCCGGACAAGACAGTGTCGGTCACGGGTGATGTGAAGGATCTGACGGCGAAGCTCGCGGACGCGAAGGCCCGCCTCGCGAAGGCCCCGGCGTCAAAGAAGGTCGCGATCAACGGCGAGATCGCCGACCTGACGAAGAAGCTGGCCGCTGCCCAGAGGGCAATCAACGCCCTGCAGGGCAAGACGATCGACGTGCGGACCAACTTCATCACGACGAACACGCAGTACGGCGTCGTGGCCCATGAGGGCGGCGGCTACGCGCACGGCGGTGTCGTCGGTGCGGCGGGTGGCGGGCCCCGCTCGGGGATGACGTGGGTGGGTGAGCAGGGCCCGGAGTTGGTGAGCATCCCCGCCGGGTCGACGGTGCACTCGGCGAACCAGTCGCGGCAGATGGACATGGCCGGCAACCGGGGCGGTGGCGGGCCTATCGAGTTGGTCATCAACCTCGACGGCCGTGAGGTGGCCCGGCAGCTCTTCGACCCGTTTCGTAGCGAGATCCGTGACAAGGGCGGCAACGTCCAACGAGCCCTAGGAGCGAACTAGTGTCGAGGTTCAAGACGTGGAACGGGCCCATGCCCACTACGGCAGCCCAAGTGTCGGTGGCTACGGCCAACGGCGTGAAGACGATGCTGCAGGTGGCCACCCCGTCCAACAACTTCATCACCCTGATCGCCTGGGGCTACTCGATCGACGTGGCGTCCGCGGGCATCATGACCGTCGAGCTGCTCCAGACGGACGTGGGCGCGACCATCGTGCAGCACGTGGCGTCGGGGATCCAGCCCCTCGACCCGGGCACCCCGGCGTCGTCCATGGACATCAGCGGAACCGGCAAGACCGGGTACACGGCCTCCGCGGAAGGCTCCATCACCGCGACCCGCGTGCTCGACGCGCAGAAGCATTCCATCGCGGCCGCCGGTCACGCGGACCTGTCGTACAGCTACCAGTTCATGCCCGACGAGCGGCCGATCGTCCCCATCAGCAAGTTCCTCCGCGTCCGGGCCACCGCCACGACCACCACCCCGACGATGCTGTGCTGGGTCGTCTGGGATGAGTAGGGCGTAGCGCGATGTCTGTCGCCTCCCTCCTCGCGGGCTGGTGGTTGCGCCAAGGGGTGCAGCTCCCGGCTCAGACCCGTTTGTCCGGGGGCAGTTTCTCCAACGGCGGCCCGGTCATGGTCGAGCTCCTCGTCGACGGGCTGTGGACGGACATCACCCCGAAGGTCATGGTCCGCGACAACGGCGGGAAGATCGACATCAGCCGGGGGCAGTCGTCCGAGGGCGGGCAGACCGACCCGGGGACGTGCCGGTTCCAGCTGAACAACAGGGACGGCCTGTTCTCGGACCGGAATCCGAACTCCCCGTACTGGGGCAAGATCGGCCGCAACACGCAGCTGCGGGTATCCGTCCCGAAGGGCTTCGACAAGTCCTACCGGTTCTGGGGCGAAGTCGTCGGCTGGCCCCAGTCCTGGGACCTCACCGGTACTGATGTATGGGTCGAGATCGAAGCGAAGGGCATCCTGCGCCGCCTCGGGCAGGGCGAGTCCCCCCTGCAGTCCGCCATGTACCGGGGCCTGACGTCCGCCACGGCCACGGATCCGCCGGTCGCGTACTGGCCGCTGGAGGACGCGTCGGGGTCAACGACGATGGCATCGGCTATCGGCGGCCCGTCCATGTCCATCTTGGGCACCCCGACCCTTGCTTCCTTCGATGGGTTCCACTGCTCCGGTCCGCTGCCCGTCATGGGCGACGCCCTGTTCACTGGGGCAGTCCCCGCGTATCCGGTGACGGGCCAGACGCAGGTGCGGTGGCTGATGGCCGTCCCGGCCGCCGGCGAAACGAACCTGGTCTCGGTCATCAACATCCTCGGCACCGGGTCCGTGAAGCTGTGGGGCCTGGTGTATGGCACGGGGGGATCCCTCACCCTTAAAGGTTTGGCTGCGGATGGCTCCACGCTAGTCACCGCCGGCCCTATCAGCTTCGCGGTCAACGGGCGTCTGCTGCGCGTGTCCATCGAGTTCACGCAGAACGGCGCGAACATCGATTGGGCGATGTCGGTCCTGGAGGTGAACGGGACGGCAGGCGGGAGCAGCGGCACCTTCGTCGGCCAGACAGTCGGCCGGATCACCTCCGTCATCCCGTCGCCGAGTAGGGGCATGCCGGACACAGCGATGGGCCACGTGTCGGTGCAGGACACCGTGACGGCATTCTCCGACCTGCAGTCCCAGCTGAACGCGTACAGCGGGGAGACCGTCACCACACGGTTGTTCCGCCTGTGCCAGGAGCAGGGCGTCGACTACGTCAGCTTCCCCAAGACAGTGACCACGCTGATGGGCCCGCAGCTGCGGGCTACGTTCACGGACCTGATGCGGGAGTGCGTGACTGCGGACCTCGGGATCCTGATGGAGCGGGAGGTTGCGTTCGGGCTGGCGTTTAAGCCGCGCGAGTACCTGTACAACCAGGACGCCACGCTCGGGCTGGCGTATACGAATTTCGAGTTGTCCGAAGTTCCGAAGCCTGCCCCGGATGATCAGAACACCCGGAACGACATCACCATTTCGCGCCCGTTCGGATCGTCCGCCCGAAACACCCTGGATGACGGGAAGCTTTCGATCCAGGCGCCGCCCCTCGGCGTCGGGAAGTACGACACCGCGTACCCCATCAACGTTTCCACGGACAATGTGCTGCCCTATCAGGCGGCGTGGCGTGTCCATATGGGAACGGCGGATGAGCCGCGTATCCCGCAGCTGTCCGTGAACCTCGCGCACCCCGCGTTCGCCGGGAACGGGGTGCTGAGGAACGCAGCCCTCAACGTGCTGTTCGGGGCGCGGATCACTGTGGCTGGGATGCCGTCGTGGACGGGCCCGGACGATGTGTCGCAGCTCGTTATCGGGATCAACGAGACCATCACGCACTTCATGCACCAGATCAGCTTCGTTGGTGTCCCGGAATCCCCGTACCGGGTGGCCACGGCCGATGACCTGATCCTGGGGCGCGTTGACACTGACGGCAGCACCCTCGCCGAGGACATGACGCCCACGCAGTCCACGGTCCTTGTCGCCACCCCCGGCTACGTATGGACCGTCGACCCCCTGGAGTTCCCGTTCGACCTCTACACCGACGGCGAGGTCATGACGTGCACCGGAATCAGCGGCGCCACGACCCCGCAGACGTTCACGGTCACCCGGTCTGTGAACGGGGTCGTGAAGACCCACCCGTCCGGCAGCGATGTCCGGTTGGCCCACCCCGCCATCGTGGCTTTGTGAGGAGTGCACTATGACGTGGCTGCCCGGAATGCGTATCACCGCACAGCGTCTCAACGACATCAGCGGCCTGTGGGTGGCCTACACCCCGGCGTGGTCGTCGTCAGGTACTCAGCCCGCCATCGGCAACGGGACGATAACGGGCCGGTACGCGCTTACCGGCGGCACGGTCGACTTCGTCGTGAAGGTCACGATGGGGTCGACGACCACCTACGGCACCGGGAACTACTCCTTTTCCCTTCCCTTCACCGCGGCGGCCGGGGCCGACATGATCGGCGATGTGTTCGTCGGCGACAGCTCCGTCGGCGCTGGCGGGTACAGCGGGGGCGGCGCCGTGTACATCACCACGGGGGCGACGGATGTGTCTGCCTATGTGGGCGCCACCGGGGCGACGTCCGTCATGGGCGCCACCGCCCCTCAGACCTTCGCGAGCGGTGACCGCATCTGGATTCAGGGCCGCTACGAAGCCGCCTGATCGAAAGGAAATGGCCATGGCCATACCGCAGTGGAAGGCCCTCGCGGATCACGTGATGGGCGTACCCGAGCGCATCTACGAGTCGTGGAACAGCACGGACGGCTGGGACAACCACACCCAGTTCGGGAAGCAGTTCGGCGAGGACGGCTACTCCTGGTGCGTCATGTTCGATTGGGACATGTATGCGGATGTCGGGCTGGCCGGCATCGTCCCCAAGGTCGACAACGTCTCCGCGTTCTCCGCATGGGCGCAGAAGCACGGATGGTGGTCCGACTACCCCAGCGTCGGCGCGTGGGTGAACTTCGGGGATGGCTCGCACACCGAGATCGTGGTCGGGTTCGACGCCGACAACGTCTACACCAAGGGCGGCAACTCCGTTCAGGCGGGCTCGACCGACAACGGCCAGGGCAACGGCGTGTGGCGGCACACCACCGCCCGCCGCTCGACGCGGGTGACCGGGTACTTCGCCCCGCACTTCCTCGACGGCCTGTGCCCGCCCACCGCCGACCCCCACGATCCGCGCGGCGGGGCCCCCGTCGCGTCCTGGCGCTGGACTGGCGCCACTACTCAGGAGGCAGACATGCCGCTCAGTACAGCGGACCTCAACGCCGTAGCCAACGCGGTCTGGGAGAAGCAGCTGCTCAGCCCGGTCAGCAACAAGCTTTTCGCCGCAGCAACGTTCCTGCGCTACGAAGACGCCAACTTCGCCGCGGTGAACAAGGCGCTGGCTGCCACGCAGGCCGCGGTTACCGCTCTGGCGACGGCGGTCGGTAACCAGCACGACGACGTCGACACCGCGACTCTCGTCGCTGCGGTCACCAAGGCCATCTCCGAGGCGGTCGTCAAGGTCGACGTGTCCGTGCACGGGGACGCCCCCACCGTTTGATCGCTTCCGCGCCTGTGCGGATGCGACCCCCCAACCAGCAGAACGGACAACCGTCATGGCAGCAAACAGCCTTCCTGACATCGGTGCCATCGCGAAGACTGGCGCCACCTACGCCAAGGACCTCGGTGAGCGCGTCGTCTGGACGTTCCTCGCCGCAGCTGGCGGCGTCGCCCTCGCGGCCGGCCCGGCCGATATGTTCCACGCTTCGCTGTGGCAGACCGTCGGCACGGCGGGTATCGCAGCCGTCGGCTCCCTCGTGAAGGGTCTCGTCGCGCGCGTCGTCGGCAACCCGAACAGCGCGTCTACCGTGACGGGCGTCTGACGAGTACGGCGGCCCCGCACCGGGGCCGCTAAGGGATCTGAGCACCTAGGGGGTCCCATTGGACGCCACCACCGTCGGCAGCATCCTCGCGGGCGTGGGCGTGCTGGCCGGAGCGGTGGTGGCGTACCTCGGCAAGCGCGGCGAGTCCGCAACGCAACGCTTCAACAGCGTGACCGACCAAGTCCAGGAAGAACGTGACGGGCTGCGGCTCCAAGTCGCCGCGAAGGACACGCAGCTCGTCGCGAAGGACGTGCAGCTGATGGAGCTGCACCAACTGCGGCTCACCGACCAAGTGGAGATCGCCCGGCTCCGCGTCCGCATCATCGAACTAGGAGGAGGGACCCCGTGACCCGCGCTGAGCGTCTCCTTGCACCGCAGTGGCGCCGCATCGCCCTGGTGTGCTCGATCCTCGCCCTCGCGGGCCTGGGCATGATCCTGTGGGCGCGCGTCGACGCCGGGCAGCAACGCGCGGACCAGCGCTACGCCATGGCCACCGCCGAGGCTGACAAGCGCGGCACGGCCGTGAGCATCCTGACGACCGACGTGCGGGACTTGCGCGCGCAGGTGAAGGCGTCGGGTAAAACACCGGTGGCCCCGGACCCTGCGCAGGCGGTTGAGCACCTCCCGGACCGGTCGCAGGTTCCGGTGCCGATCCCCGGCCCGGCCGGTGAGCCCGGACAGCCTGGTGCTACCGGCCTGCCCGGGACCCCCGGGGCGACGGGCCCTGCGGGTGCGACCGGCCCGGCGGGTGCCTCCGGGGCGGACGGCCAGGCCGGGCCTGCGGGGCCTGCGGGCCCGGCTGGTGCTGCCGGGCAGGACGGCGCTCCGGGCAAAGACGGGCGGGACGGGACGAACGGCCAGGACGGGCAGACATGCCCTACCGGGTACTCCCTCCAGCCCCCTCCGGGCGACCCCGACGCCCTCGAATGCCGGCGAGACACGACGCCCACCCCCACGCCTGCCCCGACGCAGCCGCCTGCGCTGGTCCCTGACCGCCGCCGGATTTGAGGAGTACTGATCGGAGCCTGCGTGATGCCGCCGCCGATGTCCCTGGCCTGCTGACCGCGGGCATGGAGAAGGCCCCCGCTGCGTGGAGCCCGGCGCAGCGGGGGCCTCTCAACGTCTGACGCTACGCCTGCTCGCGCCCCTCTGGCGAGGCGGCGGTCTTGACCGTGGCGAGGCCCTCCGCTGCCTTCTGCGCGGCGCCGGACACTTCGCGCACCCCCTCCACTAGGGCCTGCATGCAGGCGGCCGGTACGTCTGCGGTTGTCCTGGTGGGGACTGGCGGGAAGGTTCGTGTGTCGCTCATGGGCCGAGTGTCCTCTCTCAGTGGCCGCAGCGTGGCCGGGTCCACCAACCGCAGGCGGCGCAGTAGGTGTTGTGGAGTGCGCGGATCAGGTGCCGCATGATGGTGATCTCGTCTCGCGTGTAGGGATGAGACCGGGGCGGCCGACTGCTTGGAGGCGGGCGGCCGCCCCGGGGTCTACGGGCGGGCTTTGGTGACGGTCACGCGGGTGCGAGCGGGGTTGACCGGGTCGTCCACAGCCACCACCCGGTATCCCCCGATGACGCTCTCGGTGGGTGTAGTTGGGCGTGTAGCTGGGGCTGTAGTTGCGGGTGTAGTTGGGTTCTGACCTGCGGCAACTACAACTACGGGCCGTTCCAGGGAAGGAGCCGGGGGGAGTGCCGCAACGTCGTCCCGGTGGACCCCGATGGTCGGCTTACGGCCGGGCGCCCGGACCTGCTTGACGGGCACCCCCAGCGCCTCGCACAGCGGGCGTACAGCGGCCGCGTCCCAGCCCTCCGACGGGTAGTCCACGGCGAGGGCCTCGGCGAGCGTCGCGAGGTGGACGTTGTGCCCCCCGCGGGTGAAGCCCTGGAGCAGCCCGAGGAAGAACCCCAGGGGAACATCTGGAAGAGCGGCCGGGGCGTCGTTATCGGGCGCCTCGATCTCCTGCGGTGCGTCAGTCTCGACCTCCGCCGGCTTCTTACCGGCGACCCGGTATGCGGCGATGACCCATGCCGCGGTGGCGACCCAAAGCAGCCAGCGGGCCGCACCGAGGATGCGCCCGGCGATGTGCAGGGGGATGCTCCCGAGGTGCCAGAGCAGCCAGCCCGCGATGAGGAGCATCGCCCACCGCATGACGCTGTCCGCGGTGCCGCTGCTCTCCCCCAGCCACCTCGTGATGCCGCCGCGCCACTCCCCCGTACGGCGCCGGGTGGTGCCGATGGTGCGGCGGGTGAGCTGCCGGGCGAGGATCCCGGAGCCCTGGCAGATGCGGCGGGCGGCGGTGCGCAGCCACCCTGCGGTGGTGGGGGCGCTCATGCTGCGGCCCCGTGGACGATAGCGCCGACGAGCGTCGCACCGAGCTGGTTCGCGCTGGGCACGGCCATCTGACCGATGACCGCGAACACCCCGGTCGTGATCGCGAGGAGCGTTCCGCACCACACGCCGTTGCGGAATTTGCCCTTGATGACCTTGCTGAGTTTCTTCCATGCGACGATGACCAGCAGCAAGGCGACGGTGACGATGAACGCGCCGTGGCTGTCGAGGGCGGGTGCTGCGCCCTGTGCGATGACGGCGGGGCTCTGCCCTGTGGCGTGCTCCATGACGGCGCCACCACCCGCGTTGCCGAGGGAGCGCAGCACCCCGGAGAACGTGCCGAGCAGGCCGGCGGGGCAGGCCACGCACAGCGACCCGAACATCAGCCCGGACGCGAACGGCACCAGCGCTTTGGGGTCGCGGGAGCGGCCGGCCGGGGCTGCTGCGGGCGCGCCTTTGCCCTTGCCGCGGGGGGCTGCTGCGGGGGCTGAGCCGCCGCCGCGCCACCACTGCCACAGCTCCCAGGCCAGGAGGAATACCCCGATGGCGAGGCCGCCGAGGGTGAGGGAGGTAGTGGGCTGCAGGAGCCCACCGGCGGCGGTCATCATGTGCGGACTCCGGTCACGAGGTAGACGATGGTCAGGATGGGCAGGGCGGTGACGGCGCCGAGCACGGCGACCCACAGCAGGACCCGCGCACCGAAGGCGCGGATCTTGGGGGCCCACCGCTTGGCATGAGCGGCCGCGCCGTAGACGTTGTCGGCGAACGCCACGATCCCGAGGGGCACGAGCGCGAGGACCCAGCCGCCCGCGAGGCTGGTCTCCGCTGCGCACTGGTGCACGGCGTGCGACCAGGCGGCGGTGAGGGGCAGGCCGAGGACGATCGCGGCCCCGTTGTAGCCGGGGCGCAGCCGCTCGAACCACGACGGGCCGGCGTCGTTGGTGGCGTAGATGACGGTGCCTTGCAGGACCGGCGGGTCCTCGGTGCGCACGGCCGGCAGGAAGTTCGACGGCGGATACGACGGCGGCGGCGGGATCAGGTCAGGCACGGATACCCCCCAGGACGACGGAGACGACGACGGCGGCGTAGGCGAAGGCGAACAGGCCGATACCGAAGCGGGCCAGCGCGCGGGCAGCCGGTCGGCCCTGGCAGACGATCGCCAGGACCAGCACCACGGTGCCGAGGACGGCGCAGGACAGGGCTGCGGGGATCATGAGGCGCTCCTCCGGAGGTCCCGGACGTAGCGGGCGACGGTCTCCGTCTTGGCGGCGGGGTCGGCGACCTTGCGGACGTACCGGAGGACGGCATCCGGATCGTGGATTCCGCAATCCGCAGCGGTCCGGACGGCATCCGCAATGCTCATAGGCCCGCCCTTGAGCGGCAGGACTGTGCCGTCCGGAAGATCCGGGGTGCTATCCGGACGGTCCGGATTGGCCTCCGGATTCTCCGGACGGACCGGATCGGTCTGCCCGAGCGCGGCAGCCTCAGCGTCGACGAGGCCCTTGGCGCGCAGGAGCTCCCGGCGGATGGGGATCATTGCGAGCTGCCCGCTGAGCGCACCGCGGCGCTTGTCGACCCACTGCTGTGTGCGGTCGTCGAGGGGGCGGGCGTGGAAGCGCATGACGATCGTCCAGCTTCCCTTGGCGAGCCCGGACACGACCGCACCGACGGCGCCGATGATGGGCTGCCCGAAGAGGCTGCCGTGTGCGGCGACGGCGCCCATGGCGATGAGGAGTGAGAGGTGTCCGGCGACGCGCGGGAGGGTGGCGCGGCTCTGGTCGTAGCGGGCCAGCCACTCGACGGCCATGCACAGGATCCAGGTGACGTCGAACGCGACCGCTGCGCCGTACGCGGCCGGGGCGATGACGACGCGGGCGAGGAGGTCGCCGATGGATGCGGTGGACCAGATCACGGAGACGGTGACGAGGAGGCCGGCGCCGGCGGTGACGGCGGACAACACGAGGCGGTCCCAGTCGCGGGGTGGGAGGGGCACCTCGACGTCGTAGCGGTCGAGGACCAATTCCTCTTCGCCGTCGACCTCGTGAGGGACGAGGCGAGACCGTCGGACGGTGCGGGTCTTCACCACTGGTCTTCCTTCCGGTGCTGGATGTACTGCTGGGCTGCCAGGGCGACGAGGACGCTGGCCGCGATGAGGCTTGTGTTGCGGAGGCGGCGGAGGATTCCGTCGCTCGCGAGGTACACGGCAGCTGCGGCGACGAGGGCGATCTCGGGTCGGATGAGGAGGAGTAGGAGGCCGGTGGTGGCCATGGCGCAGCCGGTCGCGGCGAGGATGAGGGCGGCGGTGCGGGTGGACACGGGGTCAGCTCTCTTCGAATCGGGCGGTGGCGCAGTCCGCGCAGAGCTTCATGACCTCGTGGTCGTCACGCTCGGGGTAGAGGGCCTCGGTGAACGGGTCGTTCATCTTCTGGACGTCCGGCTTGCGCTCGCCGCACTCCTCGCACTTCTTCGCCATGACGGGCGTCCTTTCAGGGGTTGGGCACCGCGCTCCGGGCCGTGGGGGAACACCCCGGAGCGCGGCGGTCGGGGGGTTAGCGGTCGCCGGTCGGGTTGGGGGTGTCGTCGGTGAGGCGCCCCCAGATTTCGGCCTGCTGATCGGGCGGCACGGTGGCCATGACCTCCTGCATCCGATCGAGCGCGCCCGGGTTGCTGGAGTCCTCGATGAGGCGGGCGACGATCTCGTTGGTATCCACGGGCTGCTCCTCAGTGGGTCTGGGGGTTGATCGCCGTGCCCGGGTCGTGGGGGCGACCCGGGCACGGCGGTCTGTTAGCTGCCGAAGCGGCTGCGGTCGCGGTCTTCCCACGCCTGGCCCTGGCGGGCGGTGGCGGTGGCGCTGCGGCGGTGGCCCTTGCGGCGCTTGGCGGAGTCGGCGGCTTCCTTGCGGGCGGCGCGCTGCCCGCGGGTTTCACGGCCGGAGTAGTCGCTGTGCGCCGGGCCTCTGCTGAACAGGTCGCGGAAGGCCATCACTCGCCGCCGCTCTCGCTGGGCTGCCAGAGGTGCGCGGGGTGGTCGCCGACGTGGATGCCGGGCCGGTAGTCCTTCGCGCAGGCTTCGACGGTGGCGGGTTCGGTTGCGGCGGGCTGGTTCCGTAACGGCCTGGGGATGGGCGTGGGCCTGTCGCGGCCCGTACGATCTGACATGGATCTCTCCCGTGTGGCTTAGCGGCTTCGGGTGGATCTGACGGCCCGGCCTGAGTGGCAACTCATATGGCCGGGCCGCCTTTTTGTTGTTGATCATTGGCAGCGTGGCTACCACCTGACTGACTGTAGACTACTCTACAGCTACCGGGTAGAGCCGCGCTCCCGAGCGATGGGAGTGCACGTGGCGGACGGGACCGACGAGGAGGTGCAGCGGGTGCTCGACTCCATCGACGCGCTCGGGCAGACAGGCGATCCGGCCGAACGGCTTAAGCGCCTGACCGCCCTACTCAAGCGCTGGCCGGGCCTTCACCAAGAGGTGCGCGCCATGCGGCAGCAGGCGGCCAACGAGCTTCATGACGGTGGCCTGTCCTACGAGGAGATTGGGAAGCTGATCGACGTGAGCCTCAGCCGCGCCCGGCACATCGCCAAGGGGATCACCAACCCCGTCAAGCAGAAGGCCAAGGAGCAGCAGCGTGACGCAGCAGCCAACGCAGGGGCCGATGATCCACCCGGGCATCCAGACGGGGGGCAGTGAAGAGACCGCTGTCTACCGCCTGTTCGACCAGGCCGGGCAGCTCCTCTATGTCGGCATGGGGCGGAACCCCATGAACCGCTGGTCCTCTCACGCGGATCAGCATGCATGGTGGCCGCAGGTGACCGCGTTCGCAGTGGTGTGGCACCCGACGCGCAGCGACGCAGCGGCCGAAGAGCGCTCCGCGCTCCGCGCTCCGCAATGAATCGCCGTTGCACAATATCCACGGAACGCCACAGTGGGCGGGGATCGTCTCCCAGCACGTGAAGGCCGGACTCGCCAGTCGGCAGGGGGAGCGCACCGACCTGGTGAAGTCACCAACCGACGAGGAGAGCAGCGATGGATGACCTGATCGTGTTCCTGCGGGCCCGGTTCGACGGAGACGAGTGGACCGCGCGCGTGGTCAAGGACGCCGCCCTCAAGCGCACGCACTACCGGGCATCGATGGTGGCGGATGCTGACTGCGACCTGCGGGAGGTCGAGGCGAAGCGGGAGCTGGTCAACCGCTTCGAGGCCATGGCGGCCGGAGTGCTGGTGGTGACGGGTGTGGAGCCGATCCTGTCCGAATACCGTCGCGTGATCCTGCCCGCTCTCGTCGCCAAGTATCAGGATCACCCGGACTACCGGCCCGAGTGGGCGCCCACCGCCTGACCCTCACGCACCCAAGCAGGCTCCCGCTGTCACCCGGTGGGGGCCTGTTCGTGCTGCACCCCTGCCCGTTGTCCGTGCGGTGCCTTACCGTGGCGGCCACTCGATGGGTGTGGGGGTTTCGTGATGCGGTGTGCTGTATCGGTGTGCGCGGTGGCGGCCGGGGTGCTCGTGCTGGCGGGATGCGGGGATGGCGGGAAGGACACGCCGTCGGCTACCCCGTCCGTGGCGGTGACGACGCCGGCCCCGCCGGCCGCAGTGAAGCTGTCGACGAAGTGGACGCCGAAGCTGGACGCCTTGGACGCGGAGGGTGGGACGGCGGCGTGCCAGGCGGCGGGGAGTTCGGCGTGCGCGTCGGCGATCTCGGCGACGCTGGTGCAGCTGAATGCGTTCATGGACGATGTGAACGCGGGCGGTCCGGCGAAGTATCTGGCGTCGGTGGCGCAGGTGCAGAAGATGGTGACGGCGGCGCAGGGGTATTCGTCGGCGGGGTGTGAGGGGGGTGCGGCGTCGTCGTGTTACGGGGATGCGATGGTGGTGACGGTGGGGGTCCCGACGCTGGGGATGACGTTGACGACGGATGAGATCAAGGCTGGGGGCTGAACAGTGGTGCGCCCCCGTCTGGCCCTTCGTGGGCCGGGCGGGGGCGGTTTCGTCATGCCCGGGGTCAGGCGCGCGTCTCGACCGTGATGCCCTCGGCTTCGCCTTGCTGCGCCCACTGGCCGACGGTGCGGTACCCGGCGTTGTCGAGAGTCTCGTCGCGGTCGCCGTCGAGGGGCAGGACGTTGGCGGAGTCGGGGGGGGCTGCGCCTTGGTCGTCGATGTCGAGGACGTGGATGGTGTCGCCGAAGTCGTAGGCGATGAGCGGCATGGTGGGCCTCCTCAGTGCGGGCTGGGTGTCTGGTCTATCGGATGGGGCGGACAGCGGGGGCGGGAACGGGTCAGGCGGCGGGTGCCCAGCGGGTGAGGGTGCCGTCGTACTCGCGGATGATGCGGGTCGGGCCGTCTGCGGTGACGTCCCAGCCGGAGAGGAGCGCGGATGCGACCTCGACCTGCGTGTGGCCGCCGCAGACGGTGTCCCATCCGGGGGGCATGGGGACGGGTTCCCAGGTGTGGCCTTCGTCGCGGCTGGTGTGTCCGGTGTAGCGAGCCGAGATGTTGATGTTGGTGACGCGGGGGTCGGTGTAGATGGTGTCGGCGTGGGTGCCGTATGCCTGTGAGGATCCGTCGGGGACGGGGCGGCGGGTGGTGGACGGCAGCATGGTGGTCTCCTTGCTCGGGTGGTGCGCGGGCGGTGGGTCAGGCGGTGGTGACGGCGGTGACGATGCCGTACTTGTCGAGGGTGATCCCGCCCGGGTGGGCGGGTCCGGTCAGGCGCCAGATCGGGTCGCCTTGGAGGGCTCCGAGGTATTCGGCGGTCCAGTCCGCGTTGCCGTGGTGGATGACGTGGACGGTGGCGTCATCCGGGTCGTCGGCCATGCGGGCGCCTGCGATGCCCAGGAGCGTGGCGAGTTGCTGGCGGTGGCTGTCCGGGATGAAGGTCGGCATGTCGGGTGGCCCTTCTTGGTCAGGCGGCGGTGGCGAGGTGGCGTGCCTTGCGGTCGTCGCGGGCGATCTCGTAGGCGGTGAACGCGGCGGGGGTGGTGATGACCGGGCGGGCGGTGGTGGGCTGCTCGCGGGGGACGACGTAGGCGGTGCGGTGGGTGGTGTAGGCCTGGATGCGGTCGGCGCGGAAGGTGCGGCTCTCGCCGCTGGCGCGGTCCATGGCCTTGATGATGACGTCGCCCTTGGTGGTGGTGCGGATGTCGTATGCCTCGATGGTGCGGATGGTCTCGGTGCCGTCGGCCTTGGTGTAGGTGATGGTCACCGGCTGCTGGCGGTCCATGGCGCGGTAGAGGTCGGTGAGGGTCCGTTCGGCGGTCTGGTTCTTGGTGAGCTTCACGGTGGTCTCCCTCGTTGCCTTACCTTGTGGGTACAGAGTAACCGCAAACCGTGTACCTACACAACCCTTTCGGCAAGGCAATCCGTGTGGGAACATAAACCCATGACCGAAGAGGCCACCACCGACCACACCTTCAGCACCCGCTTCCGCATCCCCCGCCGCATGTGGGACGCCTACGGACGCATCACCACCCGCCAGAACACCGACCGCACCGCCGACCTCGTCGACCACGTCCGCGCCACCATCAAGGCCCACGGCACAGCCGAGGACTTGGCCGACCTCGACGCCGCCGAGCAGGAGCTCATCGAGCGCCGCTCCCGCAAGGGCGGCCGCCCGCCGAGGGCCGCCGTGCAGCCCGACCCGGGGAGCAGCAC